GCCAACACCGGCGAGGTCGTCCAGGGTCGGCCAAGGCAGGTTGTTGCCGGTGGCCGTGACGATCTCCTCGGCCTCCTGCGCGATGCCGCCGAACGCCTTCATCTTGTCCACCAGCTTCTGGCGGAACCCGGGCGGCACGAGGTAGCCGCCCTCGGTCGCGGTGCCCTCGGACTGCGCGTTGCGCAGCTCGGTGATATCCGCGTTCTCCTGGCCGGTGCGCAGGTAGGCGGTGAACGCGGTCTCGATCGAGTCCGCAACCTTGGGGCCGGACTTGACGTGCAGCGCCGGGGTGGCGACCTGGCGGCCCTCGCGGACCTTCGCGCGCAGCGCGTCCGAGCGGTCCTTGCGGGCCTTGGCCTGCTCCATCTCGGCGGCCAGCGCCTCGACCTGGGCGATCTGCTCGTCGGTCAGGTCCGCGGCCTCGGCCTCGGGGTTGGGGTCCACGATCGCGTCGAGCGCGTCCTGGATCTCCTCGATAGTGCGGGTCACTTGCATCCTCCTCGGAGGTCCCGAACGCGCGCCACAGCGGCCCGCGAGCGTCGTAATCTGTCCTGCGCCACCGGGTCCGGGGCCGCGTCGCGACCTGGGAAGCGGAACCCGTAGGCGGGCAGCTCGAACGGGCCTCGAGCGGCCACGTCCTCGTCCTCGGCGTCCTCGTCGGTGCCGGTGTCCGCGACGTCGGCCAGACCGTGTGCGACAGCCTCAGCCGGGCCGTACCAGGTCTCCTCGGACATGCGGGCCAGCCACTCGTCGGTGGTGCCGCCCGCCTTGGCCCGGTAGGAGTCGGCGATGGAGTCGCGCGCCAGCTGGTCCAGGACGTCGGCCATCTTGCGCATGTCCGCCGCGCCGCCGAGCACCACGCCCGACGGGTTGTGGATCATCATCTGGGAGCCGCGGGCCATGGTGACCTGGTCCCCGGCCATCGCGATCACCGACGCGATCGAGGCCGCGACCCCGTCCACGGTTACGTTCACCGTCGCCGGGTGCGCGCGCAGCCGGTTGGCGATGGCCAGCCCGGCGAACACACCCCCACCCGGCGAGTTCAGTCGCAGGTTGATGACTTTGGTTGACTTAGGTAGAGCGTCCAAGGCTTGGGTGAAGTCGGCCGCGGTCACGCCCCACATGCCGATCTCGTCATAGATCTCGACCGTGGCTTCGTCCGTGCGCACGTCGTGGTCGGAGAAGCGGAACCAGTCGTGGCCGCCGCGGACCTTGAACTCGGCCAGCTCGCCCACCAGGGCGTCCAGTTCCTCGGGGGTCACGCGGCCTCCACTCCGAAGGCCGCGGCGCAATCAGACGGCGCGGCCCCGTTCCAAGTAGTCGACGAGGCCGTGCAGCTTCGCCAGGTCATCGCGCACGTTCCCGAGCGCCTGGTTGCAAGACGAGCAGAGCAGCCCGCGAACGCACTTGCCGCACGAAGCTCGCCCCGGACAGCAAGCGTGGTCGTGGTCGACGTGGAATCGATGACCCGCCGAAGACGCGCGATCGCATGCGCGGTTCGCGCACTTCCCACCCTGCTCGGCAAGCATCCGCTCGTAGTCGTCGAGGGTGAGGTTGAACCACTTGCCGAGGTAGTAGGCGGGTTGCTTGACGTAGCTCGCGCGCTTGGCCTCTCGGTACTTCTCAGGATTCTCAGCGCGCCACAGGCGCGACCGCTCCCGCTGGACCTCAGGGTCCGCGACGTACCGCTCGCGCCGGTACCCCTGGGTGCACTGCTTGCAATAGGTCTGTCGACCAGTCCGGTGCGAACGGTTGACGCCGAAGTCCTCGACGGGGCGGGCCGTGTCACAGCGAGGGCAGCGCTTGGTCTCCACATGATCAGATTACACACGCGCGCGTTAGTAATCACGCTGCACCCCCCTGCGCGGCGGGCGCGGGCTTGGGCGCGTTCGGGTCTATCGCCCCTGCAGGAATTCGCATCTTGTCTCCGCCCTCAACCGGCGGGAGGTTCCGGATTCTCCGAGCCTCATTGGGCAGCAGTAGCCCGCCGTTGACCTGCTCCAGCAGCAGCCGGATCTCGTCCTCGGGCGACGGGGCGAGCAGGCCCGCATAGTCGAACTCCGCGATCCGAGAGCCCGCGACCAGCCGGGTCATGCGCTGCTCGATGCGCGAGGTCCAGGGCTGCAGGGTGTAGCGGGCCAGGCCGCGGTTCTGCGACTCGATCCCCGCGCCCCAGCTGGTCGACTTCTCCGACTGGCCCAGCAGGTGCGGCGGCACCCCGTACCAGCGCCCGATCTCCTCGACCGCGAACGCGCGCGACTGCAGGAACTGGGCATCGACCGCCGAGAGCATCCACGGCTGGAACTTCAGCCGCCGGTTGATGACCGCGATCGAGCCCGCGTTCTCGGGCCCGGTCATCGCCCCGTTCACGGTCTCTTTGACGACCCGGGCCTCGTCCTCGTCCAGGTCCTCGTCCTCGGGCGTGACCAGCCCGGCGACCATGGCGCCGTTGGCGAACTTGGACTGCGCGGCGCGGTCGCCCGCGCGGGCGGTCTGGATACCCAGGCGGGCCAGGCCGATCGGGGACACGCCCGCGACCCCGTCCAGCGACAGGCCGGGGATGTGCACGAGCTGGCGGGCGTCCCAGTCCAGCTGCTCGCCGTCGTCGAGGGTGACGGTGTACTTGCGGCCGCCGGGCCGCGACGGGTCGCGCTCGGGGCGCACCGCGGACGGCTGGATCAGGTTCAGCCCGACCAGGGCACCGTTGTTGTTGAACACCTTTTGGCCGTAGGCGTTGCCGTGCAGCAGCAGGCAGACCGTCGCCAGCTCTTTCCACTCGAACGGCGTGTGCACGTCCAGGCCCGGGTTGTCCAGCCAGGACGGGGTCCGCTCGCGGGTGCCGTTGGCGTTGGTCTTGAGCGTGCGCAACGGGAGCGTGGCGATGGTGCCCGAGATCAGGGCAACCGAGCGGTAGACCGCGGACACGGACATGGCCGTGTAGTCGGTGACCTCGCCGAGCTCGCCCGCCGCGCCGATGCCGAGCGCGCGCAGGAACAAGACCGAGAACGGGTCGCTGGGGACGGCGTTGTGTGGCTCCTCGCGCTCTCGGCGCTTGAAAGGCCACACCACGATTCGGGATAGTACGCATACACGTGTACACATGCGCACATCGGCATGTGCTTATGTGCGGGATGAGGTAACGAATGGGTCTCAAAGACTCCGTCCAGGCGGGCCTGGACCAGCTCGAGCCGCTCGACGTCCGTGACCGGGCCGCGGCCGACCTCGCCCTGCTCTACGCCGCCCACCTCGACGACATCGGCGAGTGGGCGGACAAGCTGCGCGACCCGCTGGCCGAGCTCGGGCCCAAGCTGCTCGCCGTGCTCGCGGCCCTGCAGATGACCCCGGCCGCGCGCAAGGCCGCCATGGCGGGCAGTGAGCAGGCCACGCCGCCGACCAGCCCCCTGGACGAGCTGAGGGCCAAGCGGAAGGCCAGGAGCGGCTGATGCCCACCTGTCCACACGGCAAAACCGGACACTGCGAGCACTGCCCGTGACGCTCACGCCCTCGGTCGTCGTCGGTGAAGCGCTCGCGGTTGGCTCAACCGCGCCGCGCGTCTTCACGCCCCCGCTCGTTACCGGCGAGCGGGGGGCGTGCGTGTGTGGCGGCTGCGCACTGAGCCCAGAGACGAGTTACGGCTTCGACGTGATCGACTTCGCGCGGGATGTCCTCGGTCGGCCGCTTGACCCCTGGCAGCAGTTCCTCGTCGTCCACGCGGGCGAGCTCCTGCCCGACGGGCGACCGCGCTTCCGTACGGTGTTGATCTTGATTAGTCGGCAACAAGGAAAGACTTTTTTGGGCGTCGTCCTGACCCTCTATTGGTTGTTCGTCGAGCGTCGAAAGATGATCCTCGGCACGTCCACCAACCGGGACACGGCGAAAGAGTCCTGGCGAGCAGCCGTCGCCGCAGCCGAGGCCTGCGAATGGCTCGCGCCCGAGATGGCCAAGCCGCGGGCGGCGAACGGCGAGGAGACCCTGGCCACCCTCGACGGGGGCCGCTACCGCATCGCCGCATCCAACCGGCGCGGCGGCCGCGGTCTCACCATCGACCGGCTGATCCTTGACGAGCTGCGCGAACACGTCACGACCGAGGCTGTGGACGCGGCCGTGCCTGCCACCAACGCCGTGCCTGATGCCCAGATCTGGGCCCTGACCAACCAGGGGGGCGAGGACAGCGTCGTCCTGCACGCCTGGCACGCGGCCGCCGTGCAGTTCATCGAGACCGGCAAGGGGGACCGACGCCTAGGACTGTTCGAGTGGTCGGCCCCGCCCGGCGCCGACCCGACTGACCTGTACGCGCTCGCGCAAGCTAACCCCTCGCTAGGGCGCCGCACTGACGCCGAGACGCTGCTGGGCATGGCCACGCGAGCCAAAGCCGCAGGCGGTGCCGAACTCGCCAGCTTCCGCACCGAGATCATGTGCCAGTACGTGGACAAACTCGACCCCGCATTCGACCCCGACCGCTGGGACGCCTGCGGCACCGCCGAGCCGCTCGACCTCGCCGAACACCGGCGCGCCGTCGCGCTATGCCTGGACGTGAGCCTGGACGGCACACACGCCACGCTCGTCGCCGCGGCGATGGTGGACGGGCTACTGCGGCTCGAGGTGGTGGCCGCGTGGGACGGGGTGGGCTGCACCGCCCGGCTGCGCGAAGAGCTGCCCGCGATCGTGGCCCGCGTCAAGCCCTACATGATCGGCTGGTTCCCGAACGGGCCCGCGGCCGCGATCCACGCCGAGCTGGCCAGCCGCAAGGCCGATCGCAGCTGGCCGCCGCGCCGGGTCAAGGTCGAGGAGATCCGCCGCGACTTCACCGCCGTCTGCATGGGCCTCGCCGACCTGGTCGCCGCCCACCAGGTCCAGCACCCGAAAGACCCGCTGCTGGACGCGCACGTGCGCGGGTCGGGGAAGCTGCCCCGACAGGACGGGTGGATTCTGGATCGGAAGGGCGCCGGGCCGATCGACGCGGCTTATGCGGCGGCCGGGGCCGCGCACCTGGCGCGGACGATGCCACCCCCGCCGCGCCCGCTCGCCGCCCTGTAATGGTGCGTACTCTACTACGCAAGAATGCACCAATGAATGCGTAATTACGCTGCGTAATAGACCATTTAATGCACGAAACGGGACCCCGGGCGGGCATTTCCGGCCGCAAGGCCCTGACCTGCGTCTTTGCGAGGCCTGGTTGCGACCGGGGAGAGAGTGGGACACGCGGCGGGTGTCCCGGCGGCCCGATCTGGGGACTTTTGACCCGCCCCCCGTGCACATGCATGTTAACTATCCCATGCATGTGCATATCAATTCACATTTAATACGTTGAATCAATTCATTGTATCGTTCATTGTATTACTCATTCATTGAATGCACATAGCATATGCACATACGTATCACCATCTACTGATACGCTTATGTGTTGGTGTACTACTACTAGTATTACTACTACCATTACGTGTACGTGTGGGATCACCTATATGTAGGTTGCAATTAGCACAACTACCTACAATGTACCTGACATCATCCCCTGTTACCGCACGCCCATGGGTATGGTGCGCATGGGTAGCTATACGCGTACATACGTGCGCGCGCGTAGAAGCCTTATCGCACCATCCGTCCTTATGCGCAAGGCATTGATAGGAATCGCGCTCAAGAACGTATTGACGCTTCTTTCGCCATCTACGGGTAGAGCCCTTGTCCCAATTGCGGCTCACGCAGCCGCGACACCCAACCGGCGACAGCCACAACGGCACACACCGGGCTCCCACGCGCGAGCCGCGCGCGGCGGCTCGTACTCGTACACGGGCATGCCCGCGATCGCGTCCGAGGTCCGGTCCGGGCCGCGGCGGGTGACCCGCTCGGTGAGCACGTAGCGCCCGCCGCTGAGCACGCACGGGCGCTCCAGCGGGGCCGCGTCGGGGTCGACCGGGACGGTCAGGCCGTCGCCGGGCCCACCGGCCAGGTACGCGGTCACGGTGCCCATCGGGCCGCCTCTCGTCGAG